GGCGTCAATCCTATCTTTTAGTTTTTTAATTGCAGGTAGATTTGCATAAAAAGTATTGATTGTTTTCTTACCTATATCATATTGTTTCTGTTCACTTGCTGCTAAATCTATAACACTTCCTACCTTTTTTGCACCGGCTCCGTATAAAAGAGCATAGATCAGTCGCTTACTTAGATCTCTAGTAGTCTTTGTAATTTCTCCTTCTCCGTTATAAATACCAAACAGTTTTGCATTGTAAGTATGTATATCAAATCCTGCATTGCTTACAAGCTTTGCATACTCTCCACCATCAAAATGAGCAAGCCATGCACCTAACGCTCTTAGCTCGAGGCCAGACGCATCAGTGCCTATTAGAATCCAGCCTTCAGGTGCTGTAAAGAGAGCCCTGCACTCAGCTCCATATGCGTGGCCTACAGAAGGCACTTGGGCCATATTTGGGTTTACGTGACTGCACCTACCGCTTACGCAGGCATTTGTCTTAACACCCCCGTGGATGCGACCATCACCAAACTTCTGGCAGTGCTTCAACCACGCTTCTTTACCTTCTGCGATCTGACCTAGACGTTTGTTGAGCGTCTGATACTCAGCTAGTAACTTAGCTTCCGGATAGAACTCACCCAGACTTTCCAGCACATCGTCATCAACCTTGGGAGACCCTTTCTCTGTTTCCGCAAAAGTTATCTCCGGATACTTGCTGCGTAGTCTCTCCGCTGTCTGCTGTCTTGACGCTGGGTTAAAAACTTCAACCTTGTCCTTGAGACGTTTACCAGTTTTAGGTGACCACCTCTCTTCAACGAGAACCGGAAAAACTTCTTGGAGTTTGTCGTTAATTTCGTCGCGTTTAACTTTGAGATCATTGACCAATGCAAAAGCAGCTTTTTCATTAAAAGGAAAACCAAAGTCTTCCTGTAAGGCCATGACTTTAGCAAAGTCATGCTCCAGTTTCTGACACTTTGGCGCCAAACACTGTGTCTGAAAATACTCAAACAGCTCCAAGGTCACCAGAGTATCTCCGACGCAATAGGTTTGCATCGATTCGCTCCAGGATTCCCAGATATTTTCAGTGGCTGTTTCTTTTTTCTTTTCTTCTGCGAACTTGATCTTGGCAACACCAAGGCGTTCACCCCAGGCAGCAAGCGAATGCCGACCCATGTACTTCGGCTCTATGTGAGAGAAGTTCTGCCGGTCCACGGGATCCAGCTCAGGCCAGAGCACACGGCTGACGATCAGGGTGTCATAGATGTCGCAATCGTCCCTCAACTTAAAGAACGGATAGACCTTCTTCAGAGCACGTAGGTCGAACGCGATGACGTTGTGACCAACAACCTGTTCTGCTTGTTGCACCAACTCCAATCCACTAGCAATGGATCGGTATCCTGGTTGATCTGCACAGCTATAGATGGTGCCCGTGTCAATGTCTCGCAGCACAAGCGAGTGAACCCTGTCCAACTCAGCCAGGAGATTGTTGGTCTCCGTATCAATTACGAGACGCATAAGTTTTTCTTATATTGGATTAGTAGAACTTTTTGTAAAGCCTAGCTACATTAACAACTTCCAGGTCTCCGACAAGTTCCTTGTCATGAAACTTCTTGTAGATGCTTTTGATCTCTGTCAGGTCCGACAAGCAGATCGATTTGTTAATTGTTTTAGTGCTATCAACTGTCAACATCTCAATTTTTTTTCTGCAGTCACTTAGACACAGAATTCTGCTGAGATCTGCAGAACACAGAACATACCCAACTTGCATTTCTCAATCCCTCAGGGCGCTGCGATCGGGAATTGCCTTCATCAAGAAGATATCTAAAGCGATGTGCATCAGTAGGGGTACCATGAGGAACGCCTTCTCCGGCAGACCGCCGAACAATGCTGAAAGTTTATCACTGAGGTCCGTCCTGTGCAACTCCTCAAACTCGACCGATAGCATGTGAGAAACACTGAGGATAAAATCGGACAGGTCCTCATCCTGGTGCTTCAGGTTTTCAACGACCTCCCACAGCTCAGGGTCTGATTGAATTAAAAAAATAAGTTCTTCCAAATGAGTTACCGGGTCTGTCGCAAGTTTACAGGTTCTTTATTCAGGGTGGGAGACCACCTCTGCAAAGTTTTTCTGGAGCCTGTCTGTGAGTACAGCCCTGGATTTTATCGCTGGAACGTTGGCTTTGCCGTTGGTAAGTCAAGACGACAACTCAATGATTGGTACAGAAGAAAGAAGAACAGGAGAGCCCGCACGCTTAACCAGGTTATGCGGGGAAAGGTTGGGTTGACTGCCATCTCAAAAGGTAATGATGAAGTCTTAAAGCTCCGTTGGAACCTTCACCCAGGTGATCACCTGGTAATTGACTGTACGTCGCGTTACCCAGAAAAACAATTTCGTGCTTTTAAGAGATGGTGCAAGAACAGACCCGAGTGGATTATCGATGAAGAACTAAAAGAATTTACTTGGTATCGTCCACCCTATCCAGTTGATCCACTTCGAGTGAAGTATAAAATTACCGGTGTAATTCCAGATGATCCAATGATCTGCACGGCAGGGCGCAACTACTTCAAGGCTTTTTACTTTGAGCCATTAACACTTTATATTCTTTTATCCAATGGTAAAATAGTGAATCAATAACTCCTGGCTCGACCCAGCAAGCCAAGCTTGTAATAGCACTCTTAAGACTTTCTTTAGATTCTTCTGTATTTTGATCTACAAGATCACGTAGCACAGCAGCCAACCAATTGTTTGGTTCTTTATCCGGATCCAATAGTCTTTCTACGGGACTCTTAATCATGACAGATATGCTAAATTTATTGTGGCCCGAAGAAGAGCGACGTCAGGGCCCTATTAAAGAGGGAGACAGGGTTTTTGTCGCTTCCCCTGCCTGGTAACTGACGGGCCGTACCTGTGATCAAGGTTCGGTCCCACCCTCACAATAGAAAAAGGGACAGAGGTCTCACTCTCCGTCCCCCTACCTACTCTCGTTCTCCAGATGACAAGTCACCTAGAGCTGTAGCCGCTGACAAGGCAACCACAGCTCTAGGATTCTATGCTACTTTGACGCCTTTGGCTTGAGTCCGAACTCCTCCAGTCTTGAATCCACGACAGAAATAATTTCGTTATAGGCCTTAAAGATCCGATCACCTGATTTAAGTAGATCAGCTACCACGTCATCCGCTGCGTGATCGTGATGAACAATATAACGGAAGCTACGACTGCCGAGATCCATACCGTAATAAGAGCATACAAGATAAGCAACTGATTCAGCTTCCAACTCTTTAATTGACGCTGTGTCATGTTCTTGGTATTCATCTCTGTTGTGGAGTATTGCATGACCTAGCTCGTGAGCCAGGACACTAATCTGTGTCGCCAGGTTCAATCCCTGAAGAATTTCAATCTTACTGGCGCGACCTTGATTCTGGAACCAACAACGACCGTGGGCTCCACCCATTTCACATTTTGATACAGAACCATCAACCTGAACATTACGTTTCTTGGCGACAGCGACCATACCTTTGAACAATTCCTCGGATGCCTCGCAATCTAGTTCAGCCATCATCCCTTCCGTATCTGGTTCTGGAAGATCATCTCCGTGGGTTTGCCTGTGGTCATAAACCTTAACGCCTCGAAACCGAATTGCAATTTTTTCTGTGGAACCATCGGCTTTCCTGATTGGATTACCATTCTCATCTTTCTTTTCAACTAGGATTGGAGCCAGGATCCAGATGGGCTTAACAAATTCACCTTCTTTTAGCTGCCTGTTAAATTCCGTATTCCATTTGGTTCTGCCAGCAACATAGGGAGATAGCTCCCACCCTCTCTTCGACTGGCCCAGCATGATAAGCAGCCGATTGTTGAAGCTGTAGCTGTGAATTTTTCTGATAGCAGAAAGAAATCCAGCCCAATCCTTGGAGTCAAGAACAGATTGGATTCCTTCTTTGAGTGCTTCTAGTGCTTTGTCAGGAACTTTCGGAAGCTTAGGTGCAGTGGCTGTGGCGGTTGTCATAGCGTGTGTAGATACAACAAAGCCTGGGACTTACCCTTTCGGTGCCCAGGCAATTAAAACAAGGAAGTTGGTTTGTATTTAATGTTATCTGGAACTGCTTCTAAGGCTTGTCTGATAACTCTCATTGCTGTTGTCCACTCCCTGGTGTCCTGGCCCCCGTAAACAATATCCAACCAAGCCTGTATGGCAGTGGACTTAAGGTCGTCATTCTCTAAATAATCCACGGCTCGCTGCCTCCAAGTGCTTCTGCAGTGTTTGGAAATTCTGCACAGAAGATCTCCTTGATGTCCTTGGCGATCTTCATGTGCTCTAGCTGAGTTCCGTGCTTCTCTCTCAGAGCGATGTACGTGATCCAGCTCCTGATGCTGCCATTGACGTACAACCTGGTTGGAGAGGACAGCGGAAGCACCTCCCTGGCGCATTCCTTAGCCACCCCACTGCTGATCATTTCCTGATAGAGATGCTCAGACTCCTCAAACAAAGTGCTGATACGGCGGTAGTAGTTTTGTACTAGCTCCGTGCTTAGATCATCAATGGAGTTCTGTCTATTCTTCATATCTTGACGACGCAGGTGAGGCATCTTAAGTGGACCCAAAGCTGCCACATCTGAATAACGCTGTGAAAATTCTTGTACGTTAAAACTCCTATGCCTAATCAACTGAGCAGAGATAGATCGAGTTGTATTAACTTCAACACACATGTTTGCCATCTCAAAGATACTCCAGTGCCTGTTCTTAATACAGTAAGCAAGCAACTTCGGAGCTGTTTCTATGTTCTCCTGGTTCTCAGGAGATGACACTCTGGCGCAATATGTGATCATCTTCTCTGCTTCTGGTGTAACCCAGACCAGTTTGACGTCGCTGTTCAATTTAGTCTTCATCGCAGTAAAGCATGCAAGTTAAACAGGAAATAAAGTGCTCAATATCTTCCTTCTTTAAGAACTCAAACGTAACAACAAGATCACCACTACAGATAGACAAATTATATTCTTTAGTACGGGCATCATAGCTACCTGTTGCTTGTATTGGATTTTTTGGCTTATTCTGCATCTTTACTATTACCGAGTTTTACAGATAGTTGTTCTACTATTTCTATCAAGTTGGCGTATATATCTGCCCTATTTCTAAAGTAGATTTCTTCTTTACTTAGAATCGAAATTAGGTCTTCCATGAATTCATCGACTTCCATCTCATCGATGTAATCACAGATTGCACCACGCAAAGCCATTTTTTTAGGTGACTCACGATCAAATTTCTGACTGAGAGTGGTCCAGCGCAGCATGTCCTCTTCAGTTGGCACATCTTTATCAGGCTCGACCTCTTTCCGGCCCATTGAATCTGCGTATGCAGCTACATTTTCTTCGTGTGTCATGTTCTTAATCAGAAGTGGATGAGTTTTCAAATTTAGAAATTTCTTCTTTTAAGATACCGTTCAGGTATTCAGATAGTTCATCCTCTGAAAAATCGTTTAAGTAGTTGTACTCAGGATGAGTTTCTGGATCCCACCCAAGAGTGAGAGAGGAGTCGTCCTCGTTGTAGGTAACGCGGAGACCGCCTCCCTCACTGACTTGAGCTTGATCGTCTTGGTCAGGTAGTGACACTGGCAGAGGTCGCAGGTTGCCCTGAGTTTAGTTGATTTTCACGCTGAAACAAGGCTTTTTGAAACGCTTCTCCATAATCAGCCGACTCGACATCACTCAACCTTCTGTTTGCTATGGAGACCATCTGGATCACAGACATGACGCCATCGTTGACTTTGAGTTGGATGGTGAAGGTTGGCTTCCTATCCAGGGTGCAAAGCACAATGAAATGCTTCTTCTTCTTGACCTCTTCGGCGTAGTGGGAGGCGCTGCCGATGCAGTTACGCACTGCCTGCCCCCACTGGGCCAACTGGTGCGTGTCGATCGGTTGGAAAAACGACCAGATCCTGCCATCA